CTGCTAACTTAAATGCCATACTTGCATACTCTGGGCTAAAGAAGTCGCCAGCATCATGCCAGCGAATGCTTACTTTATATTTGCCCTTGCTCTTAGAAACTTCTTTACTAATCTCTGCTTTTAATTGCTCAAAAAATCCATTTGGATCGTTGAGTAGATATGTAAGAATTCTACCATCACTTAACCATGGACCTTGGAACTGTACCTTACCGCCCTTCATAGCAAAGCAATCTACTTTACAACTACCTGCACCTGGGCAAGTATTAACAATAATCAATTCGTTTGTATTCTCATCTAATGCTATACCAACTAATGCGGCAAAGCCAACGTTGAAAAATTGTTCTTCTTCACCGTCACTATGCTTCATCTTCTCATTCTTTTTAAGAAGTGCTTTTGGTCTTTCTGCTAGTGCTTTTTTAATAGCGTCAGTATTGTATTTTTTACCTTCTTCATTATAGTAACTTACTACACTACTACGATGAATATATGGAAGTTTATATTTGTCTGTCTTATTCTTTTCTCTATTACGGATACGATCCAAATAGTCTGTTAACTCTGGATCGCCAATTGGTCTAGTAGGTGCTGCAAGTTTAGTTGCCTCATCTACACCTTGAATAAGCCCTGCCTTTTGCATTGCTTGTTTTGTAGCAGGACCTATACTCATTGATGTGTTTACTTTGCCGTCTCTTACAAAAACATATTTTGCAGGTGAACTAAAAATAGCACCTCCGGTAGTTGGCTTTCGATTCAATGTATAATACGTATTAGTTTGTGTATCCAACACTGCCTTTACTGTGAACCCTGCAATATCTACCGTTGCTAATTCAAAACCGTCACCCAAATCTTTACTAGTATTTGTTTGGTTATTACCAAAACCTCGATCATCTTGTCCAGGGGACACTCTTGCCTGTGCTTTACCTGCTAGACCAGCACCTGCGGCTGCTAATCCTGCTTTACCCAATGCCCCTAAAAATCCCCTCCGGCTTAGGTCCTCATCCACTTCCTCATCCCCTGCATCAGCCACAAACTGTTGCGGGGTCATAATTTTGATGCCTTTGGGTGCACCGGGTAATTTTGGCTCAACGCCTTCCATTAATTCTATTATATTCATGACTTTGGGTTCCAAATAGGTTGACAATAACTACATATATATTGTACACTTGATTATATATTTATCAACTTTGGTTTACTATGCACACTTTCGACATGTCTATACAACGCATTGGTTTCGCTTGCAAATGGGCAGAAATCAATAAGAAGGGCGAGATTACCAGCACTGAGGGCCTCAATACAGGTGGCACTACTCACGCATGGGCCAAACGTCAAAAGTCACGGCAAATTGTCGAGGACAAACTTATTGATGTAGCAAAACGTAACATTCTTAATACTCATGCACTTGTTAAGAAAGTCGCAGAGTTGCCTCGCGGGCTACGTATGTTGCGTCTTACTAGCGACATGTTTTCGTTCTATACTATGGACGAGTACAAAGACTTTTGGCATAGCACCGATGTTCAAAACTCACTTGAACGTTGGATGGCTCCTATAGGTGAGACTGCACGTGCTAATGATGTTCGTGTTTCGTTTCACCCCGATCAGTTTGTGGTACTTGCAAGTGATCGTCCTGAGGTAGTAAATAAGAGTATAGAGGAGTTTGAGTACCATGCAGATATGGCCCGTTTCATGGGATATGGTAAATCGTTTCAGGACATTAAAATCAATGTCCACATCTCGGGTCGAGCCGGTCCCGAAGGCATCAGGCGGGCCTACAACAGACTCAGCCCCGAAGCAAGAAATGGACTCACAATCGAAAACGAAGAAATCAGTTGGGGTCTCGATTCGTGCCTAGAGTTGGCTGATCTTGTTCCTATCGTACTCGACATTCATCACAATTGGATTAAAACTGGAGAATACATTGAAGCAAATGACGACCGTGTTAAAAAGGTTATTGATAGTTGGCGCGGTGTGCGTCCTGCTATACACTACTCCGTATCTAGGGAAGATGTACTTACAAGCCATTCCCGACACGAACGCCCCTCTCTTGTTCCGTTGATGGAGAGTGGTCATAATAAACAGAAACTACGTGCCCATAGTGACTACTATTGGAACAATGCATGTAATGATTGGGCATTGACACACAATGCATGGGCTGATATAATGTGCGAGAGTAAGGCTAAAAATCTAGCCAGTTTTGCATTGTATGATAGATACAAGTCATGAGGATAAAATATGTTTGATAAATTAAAGAAATGGTTGAGTGGAGAAAATGATCCTGCTTTTGCTAAGCCGGCAGAAAAACCTAAGGTTGAAAAGAAACCTAAACAACCACGCAAGAAAAAGGAAGTAGTATTATCTAGCAAGGAACAGGCTACTGCTAACAATGAACCGTATATCGCTATATTAAAGGTTGATATTGATCCAAATAATATTAACAGCGGTGCATTCGAACTAGATTGGAACGATAAATTTGTAATCAATCTTACTAAGGCAGGATATAAAATCAAGTCAACTGACACTGATGCTGAAATCGTAGACCGTTGGTTTCAAACTGTTTGTCGCAATGTTGCATTAGAAGTCTATGAACAAGAGGATGCTGACCCCAGCAAACGCAATGATGTTCGGGTAATTCAAAGCAAAGACATTGGTAACGGTAGATCAGAGGTTAGTTAATGGATATACCGTTACCCCCATTAGATGAAAATCCTAATAGCGATTTATATAAGTCTTTGGGTCTTGATATTACTGTTGTAAACACAAACAAATTTACAACCATTGATAAAGACAATGCAATAGAGATTGCTAAACACATACATTCGCATTGTGTTAATAAAAACAAAAACAAAGTTTGTTTTGACATAACGAGCGAAGGTGTAACGTATCATCAAATTGATGTATGTAATAAAATCATTTCGGAATTAACTGAAATAGATAATACCAAATATCATCCTGGAAATCTTTATTTGGCTTTAGGCTGTGCACCAGATCCTGCAAATGTAACGTTTTACAAATATCATTGTAATAGATTTAATTGGGTAGAAATAAACTGCCTATTTAAAAACAACTTAGAAGTTACCTCTGCAAATAATTATATACATTGGAATCCTAATTCGGGAACTATAAACAACGAACCTAAGGTAAAAAGCAAAAAGTTTTTATCACTTAATAGGCACACTAAATGGGAACGATTACATATCGTAGCACAAATTATAAAAAGAGGACTACTAGATAAAGGATATGTGTCTTGTTATCTGAACAGCAAAACAGTAAATTTAGATTTTGACACTGATTCAGTTATCAAAGGACTACACCACTATCTACCAAATACATACTTAGAGACACAAAAGATATTAGAAGATAATTGGCAACTGTTCCCATTAAATTTAGATTTAGAAAATCTAAACTACAATGAAGTCATATCTACAATGAACAAAGTAGATAGCACACATTTTTATGAGGACAGTTATTTTGGTATTGTAACTGAAAGTAAATTCTTCCATGACAAAGACCCCGGTAACATATATCTTACAAATCCATCATTAAGTGGTGTGTCACTAGACTGTTACTTTTTCACAGAAAAGATTTATAAATTTATTGCTACTAAGTTGCCATTCATATTAGCAGGCTACACCGGATCACTAAAAGTATTACAACGTGCCGGGTATAAGACGTTTCATCCATACATTAATGAAAGTTACGATGACATAGAAAATGATGAAGAACGACTTCAAGCCATATGTAATGAACTGGAACGACTATGTTCCAAAACGGATAGTGAGTTTTTAGATTGGCAAGCCAAACTGCAACCTATAGTAGACCATAATTATAACCTGTTGAGGGAGCAAAGGAACATGCACCTCATCTATAGAATCAGATAAATGGGTAAAAATTTACCCAAAATGTGTTGATTTAAAATACTATTTTGCATATAATATACGTATATTATCAACTTACCAGCGAGTTTACATGAATTACGCACTTATCGATACTGCTAATACTTTCTTCCGTGCCCGTCACGTTGCCAGTCGCAATAGTGATACATGGGAAAAGATTGGTATGGCATTGCATCTGACACTTGCCAGTGTCAATCAGATTGTGCGTAACCATAAGATTGATCACGTTGTGTTCTGTCTTGAGGGTCGCAGTTGGCGTAAAGATTTCTATAAGCCGTACAAGGCTAATCGCAAACTTGATGAATCTGCTATGACTGAGGCAGAGATCGAAGAAAACAAAATGTTTTGGGAAACGTATGAAATGTTTATAACATTTTTGCGTGAGAAAACTAATGTGTCTGTATTACGTGAACCCAACGCTGAGGCAGACGATTTAATTGCACGTTTTATACATCTACATCCAAATGACACGCATTACATTATTAGTTCTGATACTGATTACGTTCAGCTTATTGCTGAAAATGTGTTCCAGTATAACGGAGTCTCCAACGAACTCATTACACTACAGGGATATTTCAAAGATAACGGTAAGCCTGTAGTTGACAAAAAGACTAAGGAACATAAACTACTTGAGGACCCACAGTACTTGCTATTCAAAAAATGTATGCGTGGTGATGCAACTGACAATGTGTTCAGTGCTTACCCGGGTGTGCGTGAGAAAGGTAGCAAGAACAAGGTTGGTCTTGTCGAAGCCTTTGCTGACCGTACTAAGCAAGGCTTTAACTGGAACAACATGATGTTGCAACGTTGGGTTGATCATGACGGTGTTGAGCGCCGTGTTCGTGATGATTATGAGCGCAACCGTACATTGATTGACTTGACTGCTCAACCCGATGACGTTAAAGTTAAGGTAGATGATGCTATTCGTAACGGGGTGCGTACAACTACTACGCCGCAAGTTGGTGTTCACTTCATGAAGTTTTGTGGTAAGTACGAATTGCAGAAGATTAGCGATCAGGCTGATAGTTATGCTAAGTGGTTGAACAATCCTTATATAGGTGA